TTCAATAATGCATCTGAAGATATAGACTTCAATTGATAGCTACGAATGAAGTCATAGATAACATCGAGGTTTCTCTTCTGTCGACCGAACTCTTCATTCTCCAATAGAATACGATGTAGTTCGAAATTGAACATCCTTCGTATCTGAGCTTCTATTTCCTTAGCTGCTGCTGGAGATAGGTAATTGTAGTAAGCAGGATCTTTCCAAGGGCTTGCGATAGCACCAGCCTTACGCTGTGGTAAGTGAATTCGGAGGTTGCCATTTACAACATCAGGTTGATTGCTGCGTTGCTTTGTCATATTCTCCCATACGCAGAAGTATAGGTCTGTGGTGCTTGGAATCTTGACACCACCAGTGGTGGTATCTTTTCTGTATTTTGCAATGATATACTCTGCAAGGTACTGTTCAATTTGAATTGTAACAACTCGTTTCGCAGACCATTTTTTTTTCTCCATATCCTTTTTTAGTTTTTAGTCGTCCTACCGTCCTACATTCCTACAAAATTAGACTTAATTAACGCAAAGTTACAGATTATCAATGAGATAACAAAATTTTATCACTCAAAAGTTTTATTATTTCACTCTCTTTTTTCATCCTACAATCCTACAAAAACTCATATTTTGTAGGACGACGAATCCAAAACAGAGAAAAACACGAAAAATCCTATTTCCTACAACGTCCTACAATCCTACAAATAAATAATTAAATCCTATTTCTTATAATAATAATATAACTATTTGATTTATAGGTATATATGTATATTATAGGTTTGAAAAGAAAAACAATTTGTAGGATTGTAGGATTGTAGGACGGTGTTTTTCTGAAAATTTATTTTCAAAAGTCACGTTTTCGAGGTTTCTTCTGAAAATTGGGGGTACGGGGGAGTTTTTCGCCACCTTCAGTAATAAAGAATGTGATATAGATGTGATATGGTATTGATATGATATGTGATATAGATAGAATAAAATGAGCCGTGCCTATTCATCCGAACTGGCACGGCTCTAAAGGAATTTGATACTTTCATTAAAAAGGTTCATCACTTCCGTCTGACGGCTCAAATGGCAAGTCTTGCGGAAGGTTTTTTTTCGGTGGTTCTTCAGTTGTGTTAGTTACCTTAGTTTCGACAGGCTTGCTTTCTTTATTACTGTCGTCAGCACAGTCTCTTCTAAAGTCGATATTGTATGACTCGACAAACTTGTCGTAATCTATAATGATAGCACTTGTAGATGTGCTCTTCTGCTTACGCAGCTTAACCATACTTCCATCACGAAGGTCTGCGTCGTCGACCGTCTCCTCCCATATGAATCTTCTCGAAGAAACAGTACCGACGTATGAAGTATGACTACGTAGGTTTTGTTCAATCGTTGATAGCGTGCTATTTTCATTGTTATAACCGCTTCTATCGAAGATACTGAAGACTGCGCTCAAGCGTAAGAACATAATATTCGCACCTGCTTCAAAGGTGAAGGTCTTGGCGTCTCCACGTGAATCTTTACCTGTAACCTTCTTGGGTTGCTCGATAAGGAATTCACGTCCTTCTATGATTTGTCTCGTGTCAATCATATTGTTGACAGCTGTGAAGAACATCGCCAGCTTATCAGTACTACGAATAAGTGATAACTGGAATTGTACCTTCTCTTGAACTATCTTGAAGAACTCGTCATAGGTAAACGGTAGACGAAGGTTAGAATATCGCTCTATCAGTTTGACAGTTCCCAAGAAGAGGGATGCTGTCTTCATCAATCGGTCCATTTCTCCAGAGTTGATGAGGTCTTGCTTTAGTTCGTTATACGCTTCTTGCTTAAGGCTTCTGAAATGGTCCATAAACATAGGACGAAGCTCCAGGATCTGAAGAAGTACATTTGAAAGACCTATCTTATTCGGGTCTTCAATTGTTTTTAGTTCTTCGAAGAGGCGTACTTCCTCTGGTGTACGGCTACGAGGCTTCGGAACTTCGCAGACAATCACACGACTCATAAGAGCGTTGTCATCACGCTGTGGTGTTTCTTGACCGCAGATGATGACAGGTGCGAAAACCTTATCATTCTCAATCTCTCGTCCAGAGGTTCCTTTTCTCTTTTGCTTACCGTCACCGTCATATACGATACCTTTCAGAACTTGGAATTTGGTGTCGCTGATATCCTTGTTGTTATATTCATCAAGAACCACAGGAACGTCCTTGAATGTACCCATGATGGTAGACATCGCAGCATCGGTGCCTGTGTTAAGGTTGAAGATAGGTATATTAGGAGAAATGAACAGCGAGCGGATTGAGATTGCTATCTGTGTCTTACCAGACGACATCGGACCCATGAAAAATGGAGCGGTGAAAAGTCTATCGATGCAGTGGATGTTGCTTCTGAAGGCGCACATTATGGCGAAAACCAAAGCCCACTTACCATTATCATTAATCTTATAAACTTGGTCCATCAGCGAAGCCCACTTTTCGAAGCTGACCTTCTTCTCAGCTGGGACCTCCTTGTATACAAGCTGACTGATGAGCTCGTACTTATCTGATTGTTTACCACTTCCTGCGTAGATGGTTGAAAAAGCAGGGAGATAGTAATTGTTTTTATTGTGCGTAACTACACCCAGTTCATTAACGGGGTCGAATACCCACTGACCATCGACATTGTGAAAGATACCATTGGCAAAGGCAAAGAGCTGTTCATCTGTCTTTCGGCTCATACCTTCGCTCTGCTGATTACCGTAGGTCTTTACCTCCGAACACATTACGAAGTGGCGACTCATATATGTTTTGATTGCCTTCCATTGCCACTCTTCACCATTGAAGTTCACAGCTTCGTAGTTGATTAATACCTCCTCAATTGAAGACATCTTCAGCATAGCTTTAGAAGGTATTTCTATATATATAGGTGTCTCGTAATATCTACGATTGATACGCAGCACACGCTTGTTCTGTTCGAAATCATCAGAGAAGATGTGGAGTAGTGGTGTCATAAAGAAGTCCGCAACTTGTGTCATGCCGTTACCATTCTTGTTGCGAAACATGTAGCACACTGGCTCGCTCTTCTTATTGAGGCGTGGATAATATCCACTCTCTTTCCACATTCTTCTGTACTCTTCATTTTCTTGTACATATTCTGGTGGTTCGTTCACATCAAATTCTTCATCGTCGAGGTTGTCAGCTTGCATACTCACCTTCATTGCTGACTTACGCTTGAGAACGAATGGCTTTCTTATCTCGTCAAACTGCCCCTTAGTTAGCTTGAGCAAAGAACAGTAATGATTTCTGTTTATGGTTATAACAGTATCGTCCGCATAGGACGTTAGTTCGATACAACGTGAGACAAGAGGAACTCGGTCTCCATTGAAGTTTTCGAAGAACTTACCGTGCAACGCAATGTAATAGTCAAGGAACGAACCTGTACTATCACTGAAGGTCATGTCTATCCTAATGCCTGCACGAAACATCTCTGTGAGAGTATGCAAGTAATTGTTTTCGTCACCATCATCAGTAATATCACAACCAGTCTCTGAGGAAACAAAATAACAGTAGACACGTCGTAATTCTTGAATATCATTTGTTGACGGGCGACCAGAAACATACACGATAGGTTCTTCTCCATATCCATCGAGAAAATCCTGCATAACAGAGGTAATAATCGCAGGACGGTCACTTTCAATATTCTCCTTTAGCGCATCAATACCGAAGATACCAGCCTGTGTATTTGTATTAGCAACAGATTCTTTTAGTTGAGTACGAATACTTCGCACCTTATTATCGATGAGTCCGATTTTACTTCGGAAATCTTCCGCAATTGATTTGATATATTCCAAACGCAGAACAGAGTCTTGCACACACGCTACGAGGGAACAGATGGAGTTTAAGCAGTCTGTGATAACTGTCTCATCCTTGCAGCCTCGTGGAAGAATCATACGCTTGAACGCCTTTGGGAAAGGTTCTGTGAGTTCCTTTAACTTCTTGCTTGTAAGGCTTCCGTGTGCTTTTGCGAACTCGTCTGGGTCCATACCTTTTTCAAGACGGATGCAGCGCACCTTTGCCCCAGCCTTCAAAAGCAGCTCGCAGTTCTTTAACGAAGCCTTGACACCAGCAGGGTCGGCATCGTAAATCATTATGATATCATCTGTGAAGCGAAGTAGTAATTTCACTTGATCTTCAGTGAATGCGGTACCACTTCCACCTATAACATTCTCGATACCTACCTTATGCAGAGACATTACGTCAAACTGACCTTCGACAAGATAAGCAAAGCCTGTCTTACCAATACTCTTGCGTGCCTGGTATAATCCGAATATGTGCTTACCTTTTGTAAACAGAGGTGTTTCGCCTGTGTTTACATATTTACCTGTCTTGTCATTTGGAGTTACAATTCGCCCAGAGAATCCTACGACATGACCTTGCATGTCGTAGAAAGGAAACATTAAGCGGTCACGGAACCTGTCGTATAAGCGACCTTCGCTATTCCCAAGTACATCTACTTCTTGCAGTAATTCTTGTGAATAACCAGCTCTTGACAGCTCGGTAAGAGCAAGGTTACCCATAGGAGCATAACCAACACCGAAGTCGGTCAATGCTTTGTCGGTAAGACTATACCCACGTGATGCAAGGAAACTCTCTGCTTGCGCAAGGTTCTTCTGAAAGAACTTTGCAGCAGCATCTATTGCGATACGCTGTGCTTCCTTTTTCTTATAGGCAGCTTCTTCCTCTGGTGTGAGTTCCTTGGTAGGGAACTCGATGCCTGCTTGATTAGCACACCAACGCAGAGCCTCTATGAAGCTTAGGTTTAGGTGATGCTGTACAAATGATATAACATCTCCACTTGCTCCGCAGACGAAGCAGTGATAGGTCTGTCTTGAAGGGCTGACAACCATAGATGGCGAATGGTCATCATGGAAAGGGCATACACCCTTATAGTTCGCACCTGTCTTGTGCAGGCGAGTAAAGGTTTCTATTACATTTACAATGTTTAGAGCTGACTTTACCTTTTCAATGAAATTTTTATCTATCATATTCCTTATTCTTCATTTTCCTCGAACAAATCCAACTGGCGTGATTCAAGTGCCTCTTGTAAGGTTACGCCTAAGTATTCAGCTACCGCAGCATACTCTTTGCTGCTTATATTTTTTCTTCCATAGTACAAGTCCCAAAATCGACGTTGATTTATTCCTGTTTCCGTGTAAAAGGCTCTTGTTGGTGTGAAGTCTTCTGGGTGGCGAAACTTTATCTTCAACATCTCCATAAGTATGTTGCGCTTGACTTGCAAGCCTACAGTAAGGCGATTGCGTAAAGCAAAGAGGCGAACAGACATAGAACTTCTGTTCAATGCTCTTCCCATCTGTTCAAATGACAGTTTACCAAGATTGTTCTTAACAAAGGTAGCATCACCTTCTGTCCACCGTTTATTAGCTATTTTGTTTCTAATCATATCTATAGGAGTCTAAGTTAAGAAAACAATATCTAAACATCCTTCAGAAACAGCACATGGTTGTACTGGAGGTCAAAACTCAAAATCGTTGTAGCTTCGGTTGGATGAATGCGCCCAAGTTGAACCTGAGCGTATATCCGTAGAGCTTCGTGTAATAATCGAAGTTCTCGCTCTGAAAGGTCTTGTATGGAGAATTTTCCCCACTTATCTTTATCTATAAACATTTCTTTCTTAGATATTCTGTCAGCCCTTGCCTGATTTTCTTTCGTACTGATGGGCTTAATGTTAACTTTTGATTAGGGTCCTTGTGAGAAAACAGAAAAGACATTCTAAATCCCATTTTACGGATAGCCTTTTTTCTAACTTTTCTAATGCTGGGCATAGTTATTCAAATTTAAGGTCATACAATTTGTTTCTTTCCAGCGAGCTACCAAAGACTCCAACGAGGTCACCATCTTCTTTATTTTCTCTCCATTCAAAATAAGTAGAGAAAGCCTCTCCTTTATCATTCCAAATGATCCCTTCATTCTCAAGGTGACCAGTTACTTGACGAACATTCGAATGGTTTAGCTTCATCTCGTCTATTACGATACCTAAGTTTAATGCGTCAATTGCTTTTTCAAATTCCTTTGTTTTCATAAGATTGTTTTATTTGTTTTACATTCTTTTTCCGTAGAATACTGAACATACTTTTCAAGTAAGTTACAGTAAATACCATTTATGCACATGCGATGAGAATCGCAGTTTAGACACTCCTTATGCATCTGGGAAGAGCTCGTGTTCGGGTATGTTAAGATAGTCTGAGATTACCTTTCTCTTCTGTGGGGCTGGAGTAAAGTCGCCCCTTAACCATCTATAGACAGTACTTTCATTAACACGGCATAACTCCATTATCTTTGATATCTCTTCTTTGCGCTGATTAGGAAGAGAATATATGTACTCTTTGAATCTCATTTTTATTTTTTTATATTCTTTTTATTGCGCCCTCGATATATTTTTATTATTTTCGTGGCGCAAGTAATACTTGCGTAGCGCAAAGGTCTAACATTTATTTGAAATAACAAAATAAATGAGAGATTATTTCTCTCATCTATTAAAAAATAATGAAAATGGAAGAAGAAACTATTACTAATCGCATCGTTCAATTGTTGAACAAAGAAGGGCATACGATAAATACGTTCGCTCGAAAATTGAATATATCTTGGACTTCGGCTAATAATATCATCACAGGTCGCAACGCACCTAATTATGAAACCATAGTTAAGATTTTAACGAGTTTTGAAAACATTGATGCTAACTGGTTGATAATGGGGCAGGAAAGACGAGAAGAAACTAATGAGGATAAACTTTATTCTGTTATTTCGATGCAACAGAAAACCATAGAAAATCAACAGAGAACAATAGACCGATTAACAGCGAAGCTCGTTGAAAACGTATCTGAAGACTCTGTTAAAAAAGTGGCGAATGCCGTATAATTAAGATGCGCCTTAGAGGTGTTTAAGAGTGTTTTTACGGTGTTTTTATTCAAACATTTTAATTAAAAAATCACTCAAATATTTGATAGCGAAGACAATGTAAGATTTATATTGTCGGTGAAAACTCGGTGAAAATTAACTAAGAACTAAAAATAGCTCTATTGAATATCAGCAAGTTAGAAATGTAAAAAATAAATCTGAAATCTGGTCATCCCGACTGTGAAATATGATTACAAAAGAGGCTGTTATAGCCTCTTTTTTAGTTGATAAAAATCATACTTGCGTCCTGTATTATAAAGTATGTCCCTTTACTTCATATCGAAAGTGAGTTTCTATAAATCCTTTCTTCCCTTTCTTGTAAGCGTGCGGATGCTTAGCACATGTTGTGCGGAGCCTCAATACCAATGGTGTGCATGGTGCGCACCAATGGTGCGGACGGTTTATAGCCTCGCAAAAAGCCTACTATACGTAGCGCAAAAAGGACTATTTACATCTTACGCTATGGTGGAAAGAAAGCGTGTCACGAGTGATGATGTGGGCTTAACAATCTCCTTTGTATTATTGGCTAAAACGAACAATACCCTTTGTGTTGAAGAAGTAAGCGGATAGAAAATGTTTTTATATCAAATCTTATTTGTATCTTTGTCC